AAATGAGTGGAAGGCGCTTGCATCTGCTAATGATGCTATTCGTGCTCGTGCTAAAGACGCACTAGTTTCTGCTGATGCACACTATACAAAACTAATTCAGCAGGCATATGAGGTTATAGATGATGCTACAACAACAGCAAACCTTAATGCAAAAACAACGGCTATTAAACTTGTTATGGACATAGAGTCAAAGCGAATAGATATGCTCCAAAAGGCTGGACTGCTTGAAAACAAAGAATTAGCAGAAGAGATGGTAGAGATTGAAAAACGACAGGAAGTCCTTGTTGGAATTCTTCGTGATATAGCATCAGAACATCCAGAGGTTCGTGATTTAATTATGCATAGACTTTCTGCAATTGCTAAAGATGGAGAAGTGATTACGGTTGTCCACAATGTTCAATGAATTTCTTGAGGCATTACAGGATAATCATTTTGAAGAAACTCCTGTAGATGTAAAAACATTTGTAGAGTCTCCAGATTATTTGGGGCAGCCTCCACTGTCCTCAATTCAATATGACATTGTTGAAGCAATGAGCCAGATCTATCGTAAAGAAGATTTACAGGCTTTGATGGGTACAGAGCAAGGAGAAAGACACTATGCTAAATATACAAAAAATGAAATTATTCTTCAGCTCGGAAAAGGCTCTGGGAAAGATTTTGTTTCTACTGTTGCTTGTGCTTACGTTGTGTATAAGCTTTTATGCCTTAAGGACCCAGCAAGATATTACGGTAAACCTAGTGGCGATGCCATAGATATTATTAACGTTGCTATCAACGCAGAACAAGCAAAGAATGTTTTCTTTAAGGGATTTAAAACTAAGATTGAAAAGTCTCCATGGTTTGCTGGAAAAAATGAACCAAAAGTAAACTCTATTGGTTTTGATAAATCTATAACAGTTTATTCTGGTCACTCTGAGCGTGAATCTCATGAGGGTCTTAACCTTTTTATGGCGGTACTTGATGAGATTTCTGGATTTGCTACAGAAGTAGGAACAGGAAACGATCAAGGCAAGACTGCTGATAATATTTATAAAGCATTTAGAGGTACTGTTGATTCTCGTTTTCCAGATCTTGGTAAAGTCGTTCTCCTATCATTTCCTCGTTATAATGGAGACTTCATTTCAAAACGGTATGAAGATGTAATTATGGAAAAAGAAGTAATAGAACGTAGGCATAAGTTTATTATTAATGAAGAATTACCAGAGGGACCTGACAATGAATTTGAGATTGTATGGGAAGAAGATCATATTCTGTCTTATAAATACCCTAGAATGTTTGCACTAAAAAGACCTACATGGGAAGTAAACCCTACTAGAAAGATTGATGATTTTAAGATAGCATTTTTAACAGATTTGGGAGATGCAATGATGCGTTTCCTCTGTACCCCAACATATTCATCTGATGCATTTTTTAAGCAGAAGGAAAAACTTGAAAAATGTATGACGCTTAGAAATCCTGTGGATAATCACAGGAGATTTGATTTGTCTTTTAAGCCAGACCCTGATAAAATATATTATATCCATGCAGACCTTGCACAAAAGCATGACAAATGTGCAGTAGCAATTGCACACGTTGAGCGATGGGTGAACATACAAGTAATCAAAGATTACGAGCAGGTTGCACCTATTGTTGTTGTTGATGCCGTTGCTTGGTGGGAGCCAAAAGTAGAAGGTCCAGTAGATCTTTCTGAGGTAAAAAAGTGGATTATAAATCTTCGTAGAGAAGGTTTTAATATTGGTATGGTTACATTTGACCGTTGGCAGTCCTTTGATATTCAACAGGAGCTAAAGGCGGTAGGAATGAGAACCGATACCGTTTCAGTAGCCAAGAAACATTATGAGGATTTGGCTATGATGGTATATGAAGAGAGAATCGCAATGCCTATGATTCCTTTGCTTCTTGAGGAGATGAGTGAGCTTAAGATTATGAAAAATAATCGTGTTGACCATCCTCGCAAGAAGTCAAAGGACTTAGCAGATGCCGTTTGTGGGGCGGTATTTGGGGCAATATCGCATACAAGTAGAGACTCTAATCTAGAGATTGATGTTCATACTTGGAGTTCTGCCTCCCGACTTGCAGAAAAGCAAAGGGGTATGGTAGAATTGGATTCTGGGGAAATTCCTGACGATGTTCAAGAATACCTTGGGGAGTACAAATTAATTTAAACAAAATGAATAATACAAGGAGAAAAATGAATTCATTTAAGAAGATTGCTCTTGGTCTGGTTGCAGCCATGACTTTGGGCACATTGGTCGCAACACCTGCAAGTGCTGCTGTAATGACAGTTGCCGTAACTCTTGATGGAACAGCAAATACAACTGCTTCCGCAATTGCTACACCTGCTGCATTGCCAGTACCTGCGGATAATACAGTAGATGCTGCAGATGCTCTAAAGTTTGTCGCAACAGTTGATACAGGAACATCAGTTACTGTTACTACAACTAATGCAACAATCGTATCAGCATTGCATACTGCTGCTGCACCAGTTTCAGCAACATCAGGATCATCATCTTTGACAATTGCTACAGGAACTGGAACAACCGCAACGTTTTATGTATATACTAAAACGACAGCAATTGGTACAGTGGTTATCAGTAACCAGGGTACAACACTAACATATTATGTTCAGGGAACAGCAGGAAAGATTAATACTCTTTCACTTTCTGCTGCTGATGCTGGAACAACCTCAAGCGTTGTAACTGCAACAGTAACTGCAACAGACGTATTTGGAAACAAGGTATCTGGTAAGGGCCTAACAGCACTTGTTGTTGGTGGAACTCTAGATACAACTACTGCAACAACTGGATCAACATTGACAAATTTTGGTCAGGCAGACTTTAAGGTAACTCTTCCAACAACAGGTTCTTCAACCCTTGTTGTATCTGTTACAAATGCTGCTGATGTTGCATCTGTAGTTACAGGTTTCAATACAGTAACTTCTAGCGTAGTTAAGACAATCACAGTCCGTGATCTTCTTGGCGAACTTGCAGCCCAAAAGGCTATTGCAGATGCAGCAGTTGCTGCAAAGGCAGTAGCAGATAAGGCACTTGCTGATGCATTGGCTAAGGCTGCTGCAGATGCTGCTGCTGCTAAGGTTGCTGCAGACGCTGCAGTAAAGGCAGAGGCTGACAAGGCTGCTGCTGCTGCTAAGGTTGCTGCAGACGCACTTGCTGCAAAGGATGCTCAAATCGCTAAGTTGACAGCAGATAATGCTGCTGCTGTTGCTAAAATGAAGAAGGCATTCAATGATCTTGCAAAGAAGTGGAATGCAAAGAATCCAAAGGCAAAGGTTGCTTTAGTTAAGTAATACCTTTTCTTTTAGAAACTGAGCGGGAGAGAAATCTTCCGCTCTTTTTCTATTTAATTAATGATATAATTTGTTCTAGGAGTACCCCCAATTGAATAGATTATATCGTCTTACCTTAACCTTTATATTGATGTTTGGGTGGTTATTTTTAACACCTGCTTATAGCGACGACCCTCTAAGCTTAGCAAATCAAGAAATACAAGATTTAAATAATAGCATAGACGATTTAAATTATAAAGACGAGTTTATATCATTAATAGATGTAGCCGAAAATAAATATGATGCAGCAGTTGCTGCAAAACAAGCAAAAGATACAGCATATAGCCAGCATGATGAGGCGGTTGCTGCAGAAGCCACAGCATTATCTGAAAAAAATACAGCACAATCGGCGGTAGATGGGCAAACCGTAATAGTTGCTACTGCTCTTACACATAAAAATGATGCCCAAGATGAACTAGATGTAGCCACAATTAATTTAAATACAGCAAATACAAACCTTCAAACTGCTCAAAATGCTGTAAATAATGCTGGATCGGCAGGGCTACAATATACTGTATATCATCTATTAAGAGATGGCTATGTTAATGGACAGCATATAGCAGTACCTGGCTCTGTTATATGTACTGGCGTTTGGAATTCCGCTTCTATGAATCTTCCAGTTTGTGGATACTATGAAGACATTATTGTTAAATTTACTGGAAAGATTACAGTGCCATCAGATTGGACAAGCGTGTACTTTGCGGGTTACACAGACGACGGATTTAGAATGTATGTTGACGGACAGCTGGCTGTTGATAATTGGGTAGAACAAGGTGTCACATGGAGCCCATACTCTCCAATATATAATGTTAGCCAAGATAAAACTTTAGATGTAGAAATATGGTGGTACAACGGTGGAGGCCCAGGGTCGTATCTTCTTGGTTGGTCAATTCCTGGAGGTTGGACTACAGCAGGATGTGCGTATACTGGTGGATGGGGCGTAGGATTTAGCTGTAACCTTAATACATTTTCTTATGGGTCTGGTGCAACACAACAACAATTAGATAATTTAACTGCTGCACAGCAAGCACAATCTGTAGCACAACAAACCTATAATACTAAATTATCAGTACGTAATGATAAATTATCTGTGTATAATTCTGAGGTATTTACATTAAATACATATAATCAAACTCTAACTACAAAGACTACTGCATATGATAATGCAGTTACTAATAGCTTAAATAAACTAACTGCTAAAAATAATGCTATATCTATATATGATCAATCTATTATAGATTTAAATAGTGCTATTGAAGATGCTTGGAATTATTATGAAGAACAAATGGCTAGAGAAATTGCTATTGCATTAGCTCAGGCTGCTGCAGCTGCTAACCAACCAACAACAGAACCAACACCAGAGCCTTCACCAGAGCCAACAGAAGAAATTACTCCAGAGCCAAGCCCTGAGCCATCTCCTGAGCAAACTGAACCAGTCGATCCCACTCCAGAGCCAAGTTCTGATACCACAGATGAACCGAAGCCAGAACCAACTGATGATCCTGAGCCCACTCCAGAGCCTTCACCAGAGCCATCACCTCTGCCATCGGATATAGATCCAGATCCAACTCCTGAACCAGAGCCAACTCCTGACGAACCTTCTGAAGAACCACAGGACAATGTTATCATAACAGATAAAGAGTTATTAGAATTAATTCCAGAAAAAGGAACGGGTACTGCAGAAGATCTTTCTGGTGTGATAGCCAATTTAACAAGCAAAGATAATAAATTAGTTACATTAACACCAGAGCAAGTTGCTGCAGTTAGCCAAACCCTAGTTGCCTTAACAAATGAAGCAAAAGCAGAAGTTGCACAGGATTTAGGAATTAAGTCATCTGAAGTTGCTGTAATTGCTGCTGCTATGAAAGATAATCCAGAATTGGCTACAGCATTTGTAGAATTTAAAGATAGAGAGGCAGCAGCTGAAGGAGCAACAATGCCTTATACGCTAGCCGATGCTACAACAGAGGTTCAAACAGAAGCATTTTTATCTGATCCAATAGGAGCAATATTAGATATAGATTTAAGTAAAGTATTAAATCCATCAGAGTGGGGCAAGGATATGACAGATGATCAAAGAGAAAAAGCTCAGGAAGTAGTTATTCCTGTAGTTATTGCATCAAATATCGTGGCTGCAGCCATGACTAGGAGGATATAATGAAAATAATAAAGGCTATCTTTAATTATTTTTGGGAAGCAGTTAAGGAAAGTATAGCTCAGGTGTGGACCCTGCTAGGGTTCTTTATTGCCTGGCTTACCCTAACTGGCACTGCTCAGCAGGTAGTAGGGGTAGCCACACTGGCCGCTACTGCCCTTTGGCTGGCTACAATCCCACTTCGTAAAGAAGAATAACTGGTATAATGGTGGGTATGCTAAGGATAATTGGAATTGCCCTACTTGGGGTATTACTGACAGGTTGTGGCTATGATGGCCAGTACCGCTATCCTTGCCAAGATCCAGCAAATTGGGATAACAAAGAATGTAATCCACCTATTTGTGAGCCTACAGGAACATGCTCAAGAGATTTAGTTGGACAAGAAACATGGGATGAATATCAGAAAACAAAAGGGGTAGAGAATGAATAAAGAACGTTTATCACCACAAGACCTAGATGCTAGATTAAAGTTTATTCTTGGTATCACATTAGGTTCTATTTTATTTTTAACATCAATTGGAATCCTTTACGGATTGCTTTTTGTAAGCCAGCCAGTTGGAGCACAGTCAGAGAATGACAAGATGTTCTTTAATGTGCTTGGATCAGTAGCAACATTTATTACAGGAACTTTGGCAGGTCTGTTAATTGGACAGTCTGGTGCTAAAGATATTATGAAAGCACAGCTTGATAATAAAGAGATGGATGCTAAGAATACACAAGCAGATAAAAAGCTTGAATCAGAATTATCAATTAATGAACTAAAGGCAGATGTAGAAGCAGATGCAGTTCGTGCACGATTAGCTAATAAGCCTGATGGCGCAATGCCAGCAGAACAGCCAGTTGATACAGATTGGGATAAGGATTAATATGACAGACTTTCCAGTACCAGCAGAAACAGCAAAAGCACCTAAAGGAACGGCTGCTCGTTTAATTCAGGTTGCTAAATCACAAGTTGGATATATTGAAGGTCCAAAAGACAACGAGACAAAGTATGGAGCGTACACCAAGGCAAATTTCCAACCTTGGTGTGGAAGTTTTGTAATGTGGTGTGCAAACGAAGCAGGTGTCAAGGTTCCAAATACAGTTTATACTCCAGGTGGTGCAGCAGCGTTTAAGAAGGCTGGATCATGGATTGACGGAGATATTGCTGATCCTGAGCCAGGAGATATTGCCTATTTTGATTTCCCCTCTGATGGCGTTGACCGCATTTCTCATGTCGGAATTGTTATTGAGGATAATGAAGACGGGACCGTTTGGTGTATTGAAGGAAATACTACTGGAGACGGTAAAAAGGGAAGCCAGAGAAATGGCGGAGAAGCCTGTAAAAAACTTCGTGCATATAAGAAGAATAAAAAGAATGTTCAGGTATCCATAGTAGGTTTTGGTCGTCCTAAGTTTAAAGGGGCTGCTAAGGCCGAATCTGGGCCATCTGAGGCGGTATCTGAGCCAAAGACCTGCCCTACCTGTGGTCAAAATATCAAATAAAGCCTATTTGACGTATTAAAAACTTCTTGATATACTAGAGTAACGAGAAAATCTAGGGGTAGGCATGACTTGTATCGCAGGCATAACAAAAGAAGGCAAAGTTTATTTTGCTGGAGATCGTGGAGCATCTGAAGGAAACTATACTGTTCCTATAGATAGACCTAAAATCTGGAAAAATGGTCCATATATATTTGGATTTGCTGGAACTTTTGATGCTCAAGTTGTTCAATATAACTTTAATCCCCCAACGCCTGAAGGTAATTTAGATAAATTTATGCATACCAAATTTCTTAAGGCTCTTAAATCATTTTATACTGAATGGGATATCGGCGGTAAAGATTCAGAAATGTCTTTATTGATTGGTGTTAAAGGTAAATTATATGAACATGAAGCAGAGGGTTTAACTATGATTTCCTATGACAGAGATTATATTGTTATAGGATCAGGGGCAGACTACGCTATGGGTTCTCTTCATGCCACCCGCAACCACAAGGATCCAAAGCGTAGGCTTGCTCTTGCATTAGATGCTGCCTGTGAATTAAGCACATCTTGTATTGGTCCAGTTGACTTTTTAAACGGATAAGGGTAGAATTATAGTATGAATCATATACATGAAGAAGACCTGTCTCCAGAAGAGCAGGAGTTTGGCATATGGTTAGAAAACGGCATCGAAAGAGGCTGGGTAAGTGGTCCATATTGTGCTACACATGATGGCGGTATGGAATATATGAGTGAAGAAGAATTGGAAGATTGGGAAGCAGGAGGCGACCCATGCCAACACGTAATTAGAATAATGGTATAGGAGAATAATGAAAAAATTAGCAGTGGGGATTGTTGCAGTACTTGGACTTACGCTTTTACAGGCGGTACCAGCTAAAGCAGCAGGAGAAACTATTGTAATTATTGATACAGTTCTAGACACTTCTCGTCCAGAACTAAAGAGTAATATTGTACACGAAGTATGTATTACTGAAAGCAGACGTTGCTCAAATCAAAAATCAATGGAGCAAGAAGGTCCAGGAGCAGCATCTCTACAGCCTGGCCTTACAAATCTTATTTATTCAAATAAAGATATGAGACATGGAACTGATATTGCTCTTACTGTAAAAGCAGTAGATCCAAATGCACGAATTATCTTTATTAGAACTACTGGTGTTGATGTTCTGTCTAATGGTAGAACTTCTATTGCACATGCAAGCAATATGAAGCATCTTGCAAAACCACTAAACTGGGTTGCACAGAATAAATCTAAATATAATATTGCTGCAGTAGTTATGTCAAAAGCATCTAATGCTTGGGGTGCAGGAACTTCTTGTGTACCACGCAAAGATGATGAGCAGTTGGTTGCAGCAATTAAAAATGTAACAAGTCTTGGAATTGCTGTGATGGCTGGTACTGGTAATGATCGTAACTTTACTCGCACAAGATTTCCATCATGTGTTCAGGAAACAATTTCTGTTAGTTCTGTTGTAGATTGGCAAGAATCAATTGATGAAATTCAAGCCAACCATTCTAGCGATGTTGACTTTTATGCTCTAGGATTTTGGAATCTTCCTACAGGAAGAACAACTGGAACATCATTGGCCAATGCTGCTCTTGCTGCGTATTGGGTAAAGAACTATAAAGGTTCATATCAAGCAACATATGACTATCTTAAGTCAATTAGCAAACCACTTAATGGTGGAAAAGTATCTGCTAATTCTTTTATTGATATAAAGAAGTAATAGAGTTTGGGGATTAGCTCAGCAGGCAGAGCGGGAAGCTGTTAACTTCTAGGTCGCAAGTTCGATCCTTGCATCCCCAGCAAATGGCCCATTAGCTCAGTTGGTTAGAGCGCTACCCTGTCACGGTAGAGGTCGACAGTTCAAGTCTGTTATGGGTCGCTTTGCCTCCCTAGCTCAGTGGTAGAGCATCCGCCTTGTAAGCGGAAGGTCGTCAGTTCAATCCTGACGGGGGGCTCTGTGATATAATAGTATTGTTCCCGCCAATAGGGGGAACATAAAATGAAACTCGCTGAAAAGGAGAATAAAATGGTAAGTTCATTTGCATGGGACCTTTTTAAGGATCCCTTTTTTATTGGCTTCAATCGTGAGATGGAGCGTCTAAGTAATGTACAGTTGGCTTCTCGCCAAGTATCGTATCCTCCATATGATCTAGTAAAAGTTGATGATGATAACTTTAAGTTATCTTTAGCTGTTGCTGGATTTTCAAAGGATAATATTTCAGTTACAGTAGATAACTCTACACTAATCATTAAAGGCGATAGTTCTTTAGAATCTGAAGAAGAAAAGTCTGAAGTTCTACATAAGGGTATTGCTGCACGTAAATTCACAAGAACTTTTGCTCTTGGTGAATATATGGAAATTACTGGCGCTGAAATGAAGGACGGTATGCTTCATATTGATATTGAACGTATTGTTCCAGAAGAGAAGAAGCCAAAAGAAATTGCTATTAGAGTCGCTAAGAAGTAAAGCGGTATAATAGAAGTCCCCGCATGGGCCTTGGGATGGATTAGTTACCCATTTTATTAATCGGGCCATCGTGCTTGAATTCCCATGCGGGGCTTATTAAACTTCAGATATAATTAAAGTGCTATGACTGAAAAAGAACTAGCACACTATAATAAGCAGCAGTTTAAAAAGAAGCTTGCTGAAATAAAGACAGCAAGTGGATGTGTTGACTGCGGAGAAAGTAACCATATAGTTTTAGATTTTGATCATATTAGAGATAAAAAGTATAATGTTTCTAGAATGATTCACGACGGATTTTCATGGAAGGCTATTATGAAAGAAATTCAAAAGTGTGAAGTTGTTTGTGCCAATTGTCATAGAATTCGCACATATGCTAGATTGACAGCAAGAACAGCATAAGGTATAATTTATATATGCCAACATACGAGTATAAGTGTATTACCTGCAATATGGTAACTGAGTTTCAAAGAGGTTTTGGAGAAGATAGAGAGCCTACATGCTGCGGATCAACTATGCAGCGGGTTTGGTCATCTCCAGGCGTATTGTTTAATGGTTCAGGATTCTATTCAACCGACAACAGAAAGTAGATGTATAATATAATTATGTCTAGACCAATAGTAAAAGATCATCCAAGTGCACAAAATAATAATGTTGATAAGGAATATATCCTTAATGCACTAGATAGATG